CGAGATACTTGCCGACCTCGGGATCACGGAGGTGAACGTGTCCGTACCGGACCGGAAACTGACCGATAAGGAGGAGATCGAGCTCAACCTACGGCTCAACCAGAACGGCGGCGAGTTCGACCCCGACAAGCTCAAGGAATTGAACATGGACATGCTCCTCGAGATCGGGTTCGGCGACGAGGAACTTTCTGATCTGTTCGACGCATCGGAAACGTCCGAGGACGAGTTCGACTCGAAAAAGGCGGTCGCGGCCGCGAAGAAAAAGACCAAGGTGAAAGCGGGACAGGTCTACGTGCTCGGGGATCATCGGCTCATGTGCGGCGACTCCACGGATCCGGCCGAGGTGGCAGCGCTCATGGGGGGGGGGCAGAGCTGATATGGTCTATTGCGACCCGCCCTACAACATCGGCCTCTCGTACGATAAGGGAGTCGGAATGAACGCCGGGAAATACCAGGGCAAGTACAACGACTCGCGGAAGGACGCCGACTACAGCGGATTCATCGAGGAGACGCTTCTGAACGCGCTTGCGAACTCGAGCGACGACGCGCACGTGTTCTACTGGTGCGACGAGCGCTATATATGGCTGATCCAGACGCTCTTCGAAAAAACAGGGGTGGAGAACAAGCGGGTGTGCCTGTGGATCAAGAACAAAGCGAACCCCGTCCCGGCGATCGCGTTCAATAAGTGTTACGAGCCCTGCGTCTACGGCGTACGCGGCCGGCCATTCCTGAACGGTAATTACCGGGCGTTCGACGAGGTGCTGAACAAGGAGATCGGGGGAGGGAACCGGAAGGTGGAGGACATAATCGACCTCCTGAATATCTGGATCGCGCGGCTCGACGCCGGACAGGATTATGATCACCCGACACAAAAGCCGGTAACGCTCCACGAAAAACCGCTCAAGCGTTGCACCGCGCCGGGGAACATCGTGCTCGACCTCTTCGGGGGAAGCGGGAGCACACTGATCGCCGCCGAGCAGCTCAAGCGGCGGGCGTTCCTCATGGAACAGGAGCCGGTATTCTGCCAGGTGATACTGAACCGCTGGGAGCGATTGACCGGGAAGAAGGCGAAACTGCTGACATAGGCGATTTTATGATGAACGACACAGGGGGCAAACTTTCGAGAGCTGACGAAAAAGGGCTGCTACCGCCGGAAGGGGCACCAGAGGCACAGAATGGAGCGCCACGGGGTCTGAAGCTCAAAAAGGAACGACAGAGCACGATCTTCAACAAGAGGCTGTTCCTGGAGTATTTTACGAAGACGCTATGCTCTATCACGGCAACCTGCGAAAAGGTGCACATCACGAGGGAAACGTTTTACGACTGGCAGCGGAATGATCCGCAGTTCGTCGAGGGGATCAAGATCGCGATGCAACGAGAGCTCGACATCGTGGAGGACCGACTGAAGAAGGCGGTGCTCTCTGACAACGTGCGCGCGATCACCTACATGCTCGACCGGCGCCACCCGAAATACAAACCCAAGGCAGTGATCGAACAGGCGCCGATCGGCGAGACCGCGGCGGAAGACGACGTAGACGATTTTTTCGAGATGAACGATACTGGAGGACATGCAACCGAAAAGAGACAACCTCGCGTACATACAGGCGCGCTTCCGGATCCGCGACAAGCGCGGAAAGCTGGTGCCGTTCCTCGCGAACCCCGCGCAGCTCTACTACTGGGAAAAAAGAACCCGAAGAAACATCATCCTCAAAGCGCGGCAGAAGGGGATCAGTAAGCTCATCGACGCGGATCAACTGGTCGAGTGCATGCGCCGACCGATCAACGCGGTGGTCATTTCGCACGAGCGCGACGCCACGCAGCGGCTCTTCGCCGCGGTCAAGGGGTTCATTGAGACATCGAAGAACCGACCGACGACGAGCATCGACTCGAAATCCGAGATCCGTTTCCCGCGTCGCGGCAGTTCCTACTTCATCGGGACGGCCGGGCAAAAGGCGTTCGGCCGCGGCGACACGATAGCGCGGGCGCACCTCTCGGAGGCCGCGTTCTACACCGACCTCGGGCGGATACTGAACGGCATCGCGGAAGCGGCTGAGTTCGGACAGATAGACATCGAGACGACCGCGAACGGACGCGGCGAGTTCTATGACATGTGGCAGGCGGCGAAGTCCGGGCGCAGTTCGTACACGCCGATCTTCATCCCGTGGTTCATCGACTCGGAGTATTCGATCGAGAAGTTGACCGAGGAGGAGCGCAAAGGATTATCCGGCGGCGTGCAGGAAATGTTCGCCATACCCGATGATCAGTTCGAATTGCAAGCCGACGAAAAGGAACTGATCAAACAGGTGCAGGCCGAGTGGGGCATCGGGATCACGATCGGGCAGATCAAATGGCGGCGGGCGAAGATCTGGGACAAGGGGCAAATGTTCTTCCAGGAATATCCGGAGGACGACGTGAGCTGTTTTCTGCAGACCGGACGGAGCGTGTTCACCATGATCACGTGCGACCCGACCAAGATGATCCCGCTCGAGAACCTCGACGCATGGAAACGGAGCGAGGACGATAAGGAGAAACTGATGAAGCGCCGACTCTACGGCGGGATCGACTGCGCCGAGGGGACGCCGTCGGGCGACGCGCACTGCTTCGCGGTGATCGACGTGGATACACAGACCGGAAAGGGCGTGGTAATCTTCGAGCTATGGAGCCATGAGCCGATCGACGTGTTCTGCCACCGGGTCATGCGGATCTGCGAGAAGTTCGACATACACCTCGGGGTCGAGAAGAACGGCGTCGGGGTCGCGCACATCCAGAAGCTGCGCGAGCTCGGGGTGATACTCGACGAGTGGGAGACGACGGGCGCGTCGCGGCCGGTCATGATCACCGAACTCGAGGAGGCATACCGGAAAGGCCAGCTCATCGAAACGATCCGCGAGGCGGAAAACGAGGCGCGGGACATGGAGTACGGCGAGAACAACCGCGCCGAGCACAAGAAGGGCAGGCATGACGACCGGATCTTCGCGCGCGCCATCGCCTGGCAGATGCGCAACCGGACGACCGCCGGACTCGAGTTCGTATAGAAAAGGTGCTACACTCTAAAACTACTATGGGCATCCTCGACAAAGTTTTCTCAATCGCACGGAAGAAGGACGTGATCCAGGAGGGCGGGCTCGAACTTTTGGCGAAACTCACCGGCACGACGCTCTCGCCCAAAGGACACCTCGAGCAGTACGGCAAATCGCTCTACGTGTTCGCGTGCGTCTCGAAGATCGCCGAGAAGGTGGCGAGCACACAGGCTAAGTTCTTCCGGATCGTGAGCAGCAAGGGAGACGTCAAAGAGGTGGTCACGCACCCGGCGCTTGACCTCATGTACCGGCCCAACCCGTTCCAGACGAAGTCCGAGCTCTGGGAGACGATGATGATCAACCTGAAGCTCACCGGGGATGCGTTCTGGTTCAAGGTACGGAACAAGGGTGGGCGGGTGGTCGAGCTCTGGAACCTTAGGCCGGACATGGTGACCATCATCACCGATCCGACGGCGTTCATCAAGGAGTACCAGTTCACCAAATCCGACGGAGCGATCGTGCACTTCGCGCCCGAGGACGTGATCCATTTCAAATATACCGATCCGCTTTCGGCGTACCTCGGCATGTCGCCGCTTCGCGCCGCGCAGATCCGGGTGCAGACCGAGGGGTTCGCCGCGGAATACCAGCGTGATTTTTTCTTGAACAGCGCGCGACCCGATGCGCTTATCAAGAACCCGCAGAACAAACTCACCGCCGAACAGAAGACCGATCTGCGCGACGGCTGGAACAAGAAGTACCGCGGACCGGGCAACAACTCGAAGGTGGCGATCCTCTCGGGCGGACTGGAGTACGAGCAGATATCGCTCAATCAAAAAGAGATGGACTTCATCGAGAGCCAGAAGTTCACGCGAGACGACATACTCGTGGCGTTCAAGGTGCCCAAAGTGATCCTGTCGATCGTGGAGGACGTGAACCGCGCTAACGCGGAGACGGGCATGTACATTTTCCTCTCGGAGACGATCAAGCCCGACGTGGTGCGGATCTTCGAGAAGCTCAATGAGGAGCTGATCTACCCGGACTTCGGCGAGGAGTTCTACCTCGACTTCGTGGACATGACCCCGCAGAACCGGGAGCTGCAGCTCAAGGAATACAGCGAGGGGATCGTGAACAATTATCTGCTCATCAACGAGGTGCGCGCGCGCGAGAATCTGCCGCCGGTCAAAGGCGGGTGGAGCTTCTACATGCCGCTCATCAATCAGGCGGTCGGCGGTCTGCCGCAGGCCGAGCAGAAGGCACTCGCCGCGAAGGTGATGAAGCAGTCCGACGAGAACGCGCGGGTGATCGAGCAGACTAACCTACCCAAGCAGTACGACTTCGCCGGACGGTTCTGGTTGAAGCAGAAGCTGGAGATCCGTGAGGAGCTCGAAAAAAAGGTGATGAAGTCGCTCGCAGGGAAGAAGATCAAGCGCGCGAAGCGGAAGAAGGCATGGAAGCCGCTCATCGTCGGCGATGAACTGCGGAACGCGTACGCGAACATGATCAATAAGAAGCTGGACCAGAGCGCGGCCAAACTGAAGGACGCGAGCGATGCGTTTTTCGCCGGGCAGCAGGCGCGCGTCGAGGACGCGCTCGGGAACGTGAAGACCAAGGCACGGACGAAGAAGGTCACCGTGACGGTAGAGATGATCTACGACGCAGCAAAGGAGGAGGGGCTTTCGATAGAGTTCATCACGCCGTACCTCCAGCAGCTGCTCGAAGAAGCCGGGGCAGAAGCGATGAACATGGTGGCCCCGCAAGAGGACTTCAAGGACACCGCACGAATCCGTGCGCTCATCAAGCAGCGCGCCGAGGAGTTCGCCATGCAAGTGAGCGCGACAACGATCGGGAAGCTGGCGTCGACTCTCGCCGAGGGAGTGGACGCGGCCGAGGGGATCGCCGACCTCTCGAAGCGGGTGGCGGACGTCTACGGCGAGTTTCCGAGCTACCGGAGCGAGCTGATCGCCCGAACCGAGGCCACGGCAGCGAATAACCAGGGCATGATCGAGGCGTTCAAGCAGTCCGAAGTGGCCACCGGCAAGGAATGGATCAATGCCGGCGACTCGCGCGTGCGCGACGAGCACCAGGACGGGATCGGCGTGGGCGGGGAGATCGTCGGGCTTGACGCGGCGTTCTCGAACGGCTTGCAGTTCCCGCAAGAGCCGAACTGTCGGTGCGTACTCGGGCCGGCGTTCCTCGAGTAGAGTTCCGCAGCGAACCTAAAAGTGCTATACTTCAAAACTATGCCGCAAGGAACCATGAAAAAGACACTTCTTTCGAGCCAGCGCGTGGTCAAATCCTACACATTCGAGGCCAAGCAGGTCGACCAGAAGAACTACATCGTGGAGGGGATATTTTCGACGGCTGCGATCGACCGTCACGGCGAGGTCGTCGTGCAAGAGGGGTGGAAGCTGGACGACTTTTTGAAGAACCCGGTGGTGCTCTGGTGCCACGATAACTACAGCTTCCCGCTCGCGCAGATGGTGCGGATCGGTTTCGAGAACGGCGACCTCGCCGGCGCGATGAAGTTCGCGGTCGAGGAGTATGACGTGGCGGCGACCGCGTTCCGGCTCGTGCAGGGCAAGTACCTGCGGGCGTTCTCGGTCGGGTTCATGAACAATATCTACGAGATCGACAACGGGAACGACATCATGAAGCTGATCGAGAACGTGCTTCTTGAAGTCTCGGTGGTGAACGTGCCGGCGAACGCCGAGGCGCTCGCCAAGTTCAAGAAGCTCGACATCCTCGAGGGGACGGTGACGAAGGGTGTGGTGCCGTTCTCGCCGTACACCACCGCACCTGAAGAAACCGCATGGGACGCGAGCACGATCGAGTCCGACGTGTGGGGCGACGGCACCAACCAGGCCGACTATGCTAAGATCCATTCGTGGTACGACGACAGCCAGAACGACGACGACGGCGACGGGTATCCTGATCTGAAATCCGCCTACAAACTCCCGCACCACCAGGCGAATTACAAAGTGGTCTGGCGCGGGGTAGCGGCGGCCATGGCGGCACTCCTCGGCGGACGCGGCGGGGTCGCGATCCCGGACGCGGATCGCAAAGGCGTCTACGAGCACCTCGCGAAGCACTACGCGCAATTCGCGAAAGAAGTGCCCGCGTTCAAGGAGTACACGGATGACGAGCTGAAGCAGATCGCCGAGACCGGAAACATCGAAGCCGTGAGCACGGAAGAAAAGGAGACGCTCACGCCCTCCAATAAAGAAACCATACGTTCCGCAATCAGGACCCTGACCCGGGTGCTGAACGCGGAAACGGAAGCCGATACACAAGTTGGTAAAAAGGTCGAACACCCCTCGCGGAAAGAGGGCGGCAAAAAAGAAATACGGGTCTCGGTGCTGAACAGGGCCATCAAGGAACTGCTCAACATCAAAAAGTCGGCTAAGAAGTAACGACACACATTCCCGATATGTTGAAACTGAAAGAAGTCATCGCAAAAGAAGCGGACGACCTCTCGGACGAGGAAAAGGTGTTCCTCAAGGAGAACGTCGAGAAGCTTACCGATGCGGACAAGGAAAAGTTCGCCGAGATCGTCGGCGAGGAAAAAGCGATCGACGTCGAGGCCGTGAAGACGCTGGTGAACCAGCACGTGCAGGACGCGCTCGCGAAAAAGGTGGACGAGATATCGTCTGACATCCTCAAGAAGTTCACCGACGGCGCCGCCGAGCAGCGCGCAAAGGCGCTCGACGGAAAACCGGTCGCAAAGGACGAGAACAAGGACAGCGTCACCCGCCAGTTCATGAAGGCGCTCATGCGCGGCGACAAGGCAGCGGCCAAGGCGCTCACCACCGACACGACCGGCAGCTCGCCGGACGACGCGGACGCGGGTCTGCTGATCCCGACCGAGTTGCGGAACGAGGTGCTGCGGATCGCACAGACCCAGTACGGTCTCGCGCGCCGCGACATGTTCTACCTGCCGTTCTCCGGACCGGGCAACTCACGCACGGTCCCGGCGCTCGGCACCTCGGTGTCCGTGTTCTGGACCGGCGAGGGCGCGAAGAAAAAGTCCACCCAGCCGAAGTTCTCGGTGGTGACTCAGACGTTGAAGAAACTCGCCGCGATCGTACCGTTCACCGAGGAGATCCTCGAGGACAGCGCGATCAACCTGACGGAGCTCATTTCGACGCTGTTCGCGGAAGCGGTATCCAAAGAAGAGGACATCCAGTTCTTCATGGGCACTGGCGCACCGTGGACCGGAGTTCTGAACAATGGATCAGTGAACCAGGTGCCGCAGGCATCCGGCGACGCGACGCAGCTCACCGCGGACGACCTCCTGGACATGCAGGACGCGACCCCGACCGGCGCGCTTCCGGGTGCGAAGTACTACTTCAGCCGGAGCGTGCTCTCGGTGATCCGGAAGCTCAAGGACAAGAACGGCCAGTACATCTACGCGCAGCCGTCGAACGGCTTGCCGGGGACTATCTGGAACTACCCGTACGAAGTCTCTGACGCATTCCCGGCAGTGGGAGACGTCTCGGAAGGCGACGCATACGTGCTCTTCGGCAACTTGAAGCAGGGAGCCGTGTTCGGCGACAAGCAGCAGCTTCGCGTGAAGTTGCTCGACCAGGCGACGATCACCGACACGGACGGGTCTACCGTCATCAACCTCGCCGAGCAGGACATGGTTGCCCTGCGCATCGTCGAGCGCGTCGGCTACGTGGTCGCTCTCCCAGCCGCACTCACCGTGCTGCAGGCGGGCGCTCACCAGTCCTGATCGCGGGACAGGTAGGAGCCTGATAGGGGAGCTTCGGCTCCCCGAATCAGGCGCTTACGGACGACAGGACTCTAATTCCAAACCAACAAAACACACTATGGGAGACGTAAAAATCTTCGAACACGTCAACAAGTTCGCGGTCAAGCAATTCACTCACGAAGAGATCCGAGCACTCGACACATGGCAGGAGCTGATCCCGTCGCCGGGACCGAACCGGTTCATCCAGATCCTTTCGGTCACCACCATTTCGAAGCAGGGATCGGATAACTACGGCGCGCACCCGCTCACCCTCAAGTACGGGGACGGATCGGGCGCCGAGGCGATGCAGAACAGTCTGCACTGGGGTGTGCTGAACTGCTCGCACGACAAGATCACCCACCAGTTCGGGAACGAGTCCGGGAGCGGCATCGAACTCGACGGCGGGTTCGACGACGTGAAGGACAAGGCGGTCGGCATCATCGCGGGGAGCCAGCCCGAACAGGACGGGACCGGCGAGATCACGATCAAGATCAGCTACATCGAACACGAGATCTAAAGGTCGGATAAGAACCTAATCACGCATACCAACTACTATGGCCGCAACAGTCGAAATCGACGAAGCGAACGGCGCAGGAGAAACACTGACGCACAACATCACGAACTCGAACATGGGTTCGGCCGATGAAGTGAACACCGACCCGGTGGTGAACCCGGTCATTCCGGGAAACAACACCTTCGAGAAATGGCAGAAGGTGCACGTGACCGCCATGGGAGGTTCGTCACTCATCGACAACCTCAAGATCTGGCGGACCGGCTCGCTCGGCGCGAACGCCACCCACAAGACGAACGCGCGCATCGCCGCATACGGCGGCGCGGAGACGTTCGCCACACCGACCGACGCATCATCCTCGGTCGCGGGACAGGCAATGCCGACCTCGGCACCGGTCTCGGCCAACCTCGGGATCGGCGGGGCATTGAACGGCTCGCTGAACTCGACCGGATCGTCCGACTATCTGGTGCATCAGATCCAGACGACGGGATCAGCCGTGGCGGGGTCGACCTCCACGATGAACTATCAGTACGATGAAACCGCATAGACCTATGGGAACCACAGCACCGAAACATGTCTGCGGACTCTGCAAGGCGGGGTTCGCGGACGAGGCGAAATACGTCGCGCACGTCTGCAAGGAGACCGGCGTGACGCCGGCGGACGCGGAGCATCAGGGCGAAGCGTTCAAGGCCGTGCAGACGGCGGCATTGAAACGCGGAGCGGAGAAAAAGAAATAAGGACAACCTGACCGGCGCAACTCAATGCGCGGAGACCGGGCAACTCAATGCCGAGCAAAGAGGATCCCGGCGACGGGATCCTTTTTACTAAAAACACCATGACGTACCTGTTCAAAGACAAAGACGGCAAGGAGATCGAACTCACGCCCGAACGCTGGGCGTGGGGCGTGGTCTACGACGACGGAACACAGCTCAAACAGTTCGGCGACGATGGACGGTTCCACCAGATCGGCGAGGTGGATCAGGAACGGATAGAGATGGCCGTGCTCTATCAGCCGGCGAACGGTGCGAAGCGCATCGACATCCCCTGGCGCAAGGGAATGAAACTTATCCACAAGTACCGGAACGTAGTCATGAACGTCGGGCAGAAGGACGAGCGACACATCCGGATCCACGTGTTCGGCTACAAAGAGGGGGCGCCCTACTACGGCCGCAGTTTCATGTTCGTGCTTCCCGACGACCGGATCGTGTGGAGCTCGACCGACGAGATCGACGTACTCAAGTTCAATCCATAAAACCAAGGCACTATGTCTGACCCAGTGGTCAATTTCGGAAAAGTAACGGTGTCGACCGGCTACGACGACACGGAGACGTCGATCGACCTCATGAGCGGGCACGGCGCGCGGATCCCGGATCCGTCGACCGATGGCGCGTTCAACCTGGTCTGGTGGAACGTGACCGACTACGCAGACCCGTCGGACGACCCGAACAAGGAGATCGTCCGGGTCACCTCGCGCACGACCGACAACATCACGGTGACCCGCGCCGAGGAGGGAACGACCGGATCGACCAAGAACACCGGCGGCAAAACCTACCAGATGATCCTCGCCTTCACGAAGAAGGCGTACGAGGAGAAGGCCGCGAACTGCGACATCCAGATATTCGATGCGGGAGCTGACACCTGGACGAAACCGGTCGGCGCGAAGCGCGTTGACGTGGTGGTGATCGGCGGCGGCGGCGGCGGCGGATCCGGCTTCAAGTACGACGGGAATGAGCAGGGCGGCGCGGGCGGCGGGGGCGGCGGTATTTCAAAGCAGAGTTTTGACGCGTCCGTTCTCGGAGCGACTGAATCCGTGTACGCAGCGGTTCCCGTAGCAGGAGGAGCATCGGTGACGACTGATGCGACAGACGGAAACCCCGGAGCAGACGGCGAACAATCTTTTTTCGGCGACTATCTGCGCGGGGAAGGCGGAAAAGGCGGATACGTAGATGCAGACACCGGGTACGGCGGACTGGGAGGGTGGGGATTGTTTTCTCATGGGACGAATGGCGCCGACAGTCAATACGAAGACGTCGGTCTTCCCGGGCAACCCACGGGAGTCGACGTTATGCTTGCACCGGACAAGCTGGGATATCTATGGGGAGCGACCGGCGGCGGATCCGGCGGCGGATCGAACACGGAATCAGACGGTGGAGAGGGCGGCGAGTTCGACCCGGAATTGAGTCCGTTCATTTCAACACGTGAAGGCGGTGTTCCCGGGACGGTAGGTGCAGGGCAGGACGGCGGCGACGGTGAAGGTATCGACGGAGAGGAGATAGGCGGTACTGGCGGCGGGGGCGGCGCGGGAGCTGACACCGGTACGATCGCGGGCGAGGGCGGCAAGGGAGGCGGATACGGCGGCGGCGGCGCGGGCGGTGGTGCAGGGCGCGACGCCGGACCGGACTCGGGACCGGGTGGAGACGGCGGCAAAGGACTGGTCAAAGTGACCACCTACTTCTAACCAGCTGACTTGTGTACGGCTACGGCACGTTCGGATCCATAGACTACGGTGGGCTCCAGGCGGCGGCCGGAGCGGTGATCGTGACGCCGGTGGACGTCACGAAGTCCTTGCAGTACGCGGTCGAGGCCGCGGGAGCGGTCACGAAATCGTTGACGTACGAAGTGGAGACCACCGCCGCGATCACCAAGGGGTTGCAGTATGCGGTGGACGCTTCACACGCCGTGACTAAAGGATTGACCTACCGGGTCGAGTCGGCGCAATCGGTACAGCTCGGACTCGAGTACGCGATAGACACCGAGCACGCGATCACCAAGTCGCTGCGTTACGAAATCGAAACCACGCCGAGCGCGATCGGAAAGGGTCTGATCTATGAAGTCGAGACGACACCGAGCGCGCACACCAAGTCCCTCACCTACGAGATCGAGACCACCCCGGCGGCGGTTCAAAAGGGACTGATCTACGAGGTAACGGTCGCCGGATCCGTGACCAAAGGGCTGATCTATCGGGTGGAGGTTTCGGGTGCCCAAACCAAGGGACTGCAATACGAGGTGGAAACGACGCCAACAGCGATCGGGAAGGGCGCCCAGTATGCCATTAGAGGCACAATATCGAGCACCAAGGGGCTCCAGTACGAAATAGTGACTCCTGGCAGTCTGACCAAGGGAATGACGTACAGGGTCGAAACCACGCCCTCGGCCGAAACCAAGGGGTTGATCTACGAGGTCAAAGCGGCTGAGGTGGTCACGAAAGGGATCGAGTACACGGTACGAATCACGCCGGCCGCGAAAACCAAGGACGTCACCTACGAGATCGAGACGATAAGCGCAGAGACGAAAGATCTGACCTATGCGGTCAAGCCGTCGCCCGCGATCACGAAGTCGCTGTTCTACGAAATTGTCGGACCGGAGGCGATAGAAAAGTCGATGCAGTACGTGATGCGGATCTACCCGTACAAACGAAAGCCGCTCAATCCCTACCGACCCATCGGGAAGGTGCTATAATAAAATCGCTATGCCGAAAGGATACACATCAAGGCAGGAGGTCGAGAATTACCTCTTGATCGACATCGACGTGAGCTTCCACGCGCAAGTGGACTCGTGGATCGAGGAGATCGAGCAGTATATCGACAACGCGACAGAGCGGAACTTCCTTGCCGACACCGAGGAGTCCGAGCGCGTCTTCGACGGCGACGGCACCGCGTGGCTTCTGATCGACGACAACGTGGAGGTGACCAAGGTCAAGATAGGCGACGAGGAGCTCACGGTGGGGAACGACAACGACTACGTCCTCTACCCCGCCAATAAGACGCCAAAGACCAAGGTGCAGCTCACCGGGAGGCGCTTCACCCGCGGGTTCCAGAACATCACGGTCGAGGCGAAGTGGGGATACTCGGTGGACGTGCCGGCGGACATCCGGACCGTGGCGACTGTGCTCGTCGCGGGGATCATCAACTACTCGCTGAACGCCGACGGCGAAGTGCAGAGCATGACGATCGGCCGCTACACCGTCACCTACAAGGACGAGAAACAGTGGCAGGACTTCGAGCGCATCGACAAGACGCTCGCCACCTACATCAAAGAAACCGTGTGATCCAAACCAACTACGACAAAACCGTCGACGTGCTGCGGCTCGCCGAGAACGACGAAAGCGGCGAGGTGGACACCGAGGAGTACCAGACATTCCTCGAGGACGTGGCGTGCCACATACAGCCGCTCGACGAATCATACGGCGAGGACATCGCCGGAAGTTTCGGCAAGGACTGGATCATGTTCTGCGACAAGGCGGACATCCTCGAGGGAGACCGGATCGTAGAAGGGGACACGGTCTACAAGGTCGTCGGCATCGAGAAGTTCAACTTCCTCGGCGAGGATCGGCACATGGAGGTGCGGATCCGGAAGTTTTTAGCTTGATATGGTGACGCTCACCGTGAAAATCGATGGGCTGGAAAAACTCACCGCAGCGATACGCAAGGAGCCGATCATGGCGAAGATCAAGATGAACGAGGCGGTGCGGCGGTCGGTCGGCGAAATACAGAACACCGCGATCAAAGAGGCGCCGGTCAACAAACAGACCGGCGGCGGCAACCTGCGGCAGAACATCCGATCGAGAATGACCGGCGAATTGTCCGGCGTGATTGAATCACGCGCGGGCTATTCGCTGTTCGTGCATGAGGGAACCGCGCCGCACCTGATCCGTCCGGTGAACGCGCGTGCGCTCGCGAACGTCCGGACCGGGCAGTTCTTCGGCAAACTCGTGCATCACCCCGGAACCAAACCAAATCCGTTCTTCAGGCGGGCGATACAACGGAGCAAGGTCGCGGTCGAAAAGATCTGGAATGACGCGATCGGGGCGATACTCAAAACGATGGCGCAATGATACGATGCACCTATGGCCACCAAGCAGGCGGAAATCAGGGACTTGATCGTGACGAAACTCGAAGCGATCCAGGACGCGGACTCGAACGATATTTTTGTTGAAGTGGCGCGATACCCGCATGGTGACTTTTCGGGATACCCGTCGGCCACCGTGCGGATCGCGGGGTCGAGCGGGAAGGTGATAGACACGCACCGGAACGAGCGCACGTTCGTCTTCGAGGTAGCGCTCTATCAGGAGCAGAGCGAACAGGCCAAGAACGCGGACGAGGCGAACGAGGCGATGCTCGAGGCGGTGGACGCGGTGATCGAGGCATTCGACCAGGACAAAGACCTCGGCGGGCAGGTCGAGATAGTGCGGGTGGTCGACTATACGGCCAATTTCGTCTCAAAACCGGGCACCCTGAACTTCGCGAACTTTTCGATCGAGGCGGTGGCTGTGCTGCCGAACTACTAAGTGCTATACTGAACGACTATGGCGAAATACAAGAACGTCACTAAAGAAGATCTGAACGTCCCGGGACACGGGATCATCAAATCCGGCGAGACCGTCGAATTGCCGGACACGTTCAGGAACGGGAACTTCGAACGCGTCGAGCCGCGCAAGGAGAAACCGAAAGAAGAAGAATCCTAAAAAATAACCACGCACTATGTCGAACTTTTTGGCGGACAAATCATACCTCGCGGTGAAGCCGCAGTCGGCGGCGACCACGCCGGTCATCCCGACGACGTTCATCGCGCTCGTGAGCGAGAGCATCCGGGTGAACCCGAGCTACATGGCGGATCGCCGCCTCAAGGGTCTCGACTGGAAATCGGACGAACTTTTGAAAGGACCGCGTAAGATCGAGGGAGACCTGACCATTTACGCCGACCCTGACGCGCTTGGGCACATGTTGAACATGACCTACGCGAAAGGATCCACCAGCGGGAGCGCGGGAGATGGGTACACGCATCCGTTCACGCCCGGCGACGGCAAGAGCTACTCGCTCGAGATCAGCCGCGGCGCGTTCGCGCAACGGATCTACGGCGCGCGGGCGGACAACCTCAAGATCGACTTCCAGGACAACAAAATGGTGGCGACGGTATCAGTGAAGGCGCTCGGGCAGTTCTACACCGCATCCCTCGGGCTCGCGCTTTCGGGATCGGTGACGACCCTCGTGTTCTCGACCGACTACGATCTGCGGCCGACCGACGGGCTGGTGGTGAATGACGTGATCCGGCTGGTCAAGGACAGCGGTACGGTCGACCTCACGATCCTCACTATCAACGCGGACGGCAAGACGATCACGTTCGCATCGACCTCCATTACGGCGGCGGCTGGGAACGCGATATTCCTTTTGGCGCAGACGCCGAGCTACGGCACGCAGCTCGAGCCGTTCTACATGGGCAACACGCTCGTGGGAGTAGGAGCGACTTCATCGGCTGCTGACACCGCCGCGGCGGCACGGACGACCGCGACGCCGAGCTACAACGTGGTCACGAACTTCAAGAACAACCTGCTCGACGCGCCGGCATCCGGCGCAACCGGACCGTCCGTGCTCTTGAACCAGGTCAAGGAGGCCGACCTCGAACTGCACACGCTCTTCGCCGACCCGACCCTCTATCAGAAGTGGCTCGAGAACGTGAAGCAGGCGGTGACCATGATCACCACGGGGCGGTTCATCAAGACCGACCTCACCACCTCCGAGCTCCTGACGGTCAAATATCACAAAGTGAAGACCATGACCGACGAGGAGCCGCTCGACGTGGGGCAGTACATATTCGATAAGCAAAAATACGAAGCGCTCTACGACTCGGGCGACGCCAAGTCCATTGAGATCAGTCTCGTGAACCGGACCGCCGGCACCGCGTACTAACCCACAGGAGGAGAATAAAAACACCTATGAAATTGTCTGACCTCATCAAAACGAAAGACATCGCGATCCCGAACACGGACCTGGTGGTGAAGATCAAGAGTGAGCTGTCCTGGTACGAGTTCCTCGAAGGACTCAAGATCGAGGACAGCTCGCAGAAGGGGATCAACACCATCACGAAACTGATAGTCTCGTGGAACCTGACGGACGACGCGGGAACGGTCCTGCCGGTGACCGAAGAAACGGTCAAGTCGCTTCCGCGCGAGATCGCCACGGTGATCATCGACGAGTTCAACAAGGCGTTCGACGAGGCCTCTAAAAAAAAAGCGAGCTGAGCAAGCGGCTGGTGTTCTTCCTCGAGGGAGTGACCACCGAGGCGCCGACCGAGTATCTGAACTACATGCTGTGCCGGGAGCTCGGGTGGACGTACCGCGAGCTTATGGAGCAGCCCCGGGGGTTCGTACAGGAGATGATCGAGGTCATGGGCATCACTAAGAAGATTGAAACAAGGAAACGCCATGGCCGACTTTGAATCAAACCTGAAAATCAAGGTAGGAGCCGAGGATAAGACCGGCGGCGTCTTCAAATCCGTCGGCGACAAGATGAAGGGGCTCGAGCAGGGCACCGGATCGTTGACGTCGTCGCTCGCGAAACTCGGACTGGCCGGCGTCGCGCTTTACGCCGGCTTCAAGGTGTTCGAGTTCTTCAAGGAATCCATCCAGGCATCGACCGACGCGGCCGCGACGCTCGCGATCGCGGCCAACAACATCCGGAACGCCGGGCTCGCGGTCGACGAGGTCATGCCGAAGTACGAGAAGTTCGGGAAGGCCGCGGTACAGCTCGGCTTCGACGACGAGCAGGCGGTGCTTTCGCTCTCGCGGTTCGCGCAATCGACAAAGGACGTCGGGAAACAGCAGGACCTCACGCGGCTCGCGATGGATATGGCGCGTGCATCCGGCACATCACTCGAGTCCGCCACCGGCACGCTCATGAGCGTGCTCGGCGGAAACGTGCGCGTGCTCAAAGAATACGGCATCAACTTGAAGGCGAGCGCGGGATCGGCCGAGGCGCTTGACGCATTGCAGGTACGGCTTACCGGATCAGCGGCGACGTTCGCGAAGACCAACGCCGGACAGATGCAGGTCATGACGCAGACCTGGGCGAACTTCAAGGAGCAGGTCGGCGACACGTTCGGACCGGCATTGAACGTCGCGCTCACGAACTTCAATAATTTTTTGAACATTTCGAACGAGAACTCGAACGAGTGGGCTAAATCACTCTCGGCAAAGATAGCGATCGCGGTCAACCCCGACACCTGGATGCTGACCGGAAAAACGGTCGGCACCGGCATACAGAACCTTTCCACGAAGTTCAATAATTTCATCATCGGCGGACTGAACAAGCTCGGGCTCGGGCTTACCCCGGTTGAAGACACGACCAAGCAGAGCATCAAAGAGATCACCGACCTCGCGAACAAGATCCGCGACACGACCGACGCCGCGCTCAACTTGAACAAAGGGTTCAAACCGCTTACCGATCCAAACCCGAACTTCGCCGGACTGGGAAAGGGAGCCGACGAGGCGAGCAAGGCGGCGGACAAGCTGGCGCAATCATTCCAGGACTTCTCAAAGAGCGTCGTCTCATCGTTCGACGAGCAGTCGAAGGCGATCGACTCGCTGCGCGCGAACCTCGCCGACCTCGACGCCGGGCTTTCTGACAGCATCAATAAGTCGAACCAAAAATACACGCTCGACGTGGAGAACCTGGCGCGCAAGGCGAAGGACAAAATGGACACCATCGACAAGCAGATCGCCGACGAGAAGCGCACCATGGGGCAGGGCTGGCGCGACAAGGTGGCAGACCTCGAGAAGCAGAAGGCAACGGAGAAGGCGATACTCGACCGCGCCGGCGGGGTTGTCTCTGATCTGCAGAGCGAGCTGCAGAAAAACGAGTTCGACATACTACAGGACGCACACAATCGCGAGATCGACGACATCCGCAATCAGAACGAGGCGAAGAAGAAACTGATGCAGGAGGAGATCGACGCGCGGCAGGCATACCTCGACAAGATCCAGACCATGGTGGTCTCGCCTGACTTCTACAAAACGATCACGAGCGAGGGGACCTCGTTCCTCGGGGCGATCGGCGCGTCCCCGGGGGCGCAGAGTCTGATCTTCAACTTCAACGGCGGGGTGGCAGGCGACGACGGGATAAAAAAAATCATTTCAGACACCATCGCACAGCTGAACCGACAGGCGACCCTCCACGGGGTAGCCGGAAAATAACCTATGGCAGCATCCATCCAATTCGACTCGACCGAAATACTGAACACGACCTACGTGCCGCGGTTCGTCAAACACGAGTCCGCCGCCGAGCGCATGATCGCGTCCTTACCGGTCGCCCGCGAAGACGGCGAGGCGTTCATCGACGAGCACTACGGCACCAAGTCGATAGTGCTTCAGGGCATCATCACCGGCACGACGCAAGCACTTCTGGAGGATCAGATAGACACGATGAAGGAGTTGTTTTCGCGGACGGAAAAAAACCTCGACATCGACTGGAACGGCAGCACGCGGCGGTATGTGGCGAGCTGCGTCAAGCACGAGTTCAATCGGGACCACTTCAACCTCAAGTTCTGTCCGTGGACGGCCGAGTTCAGGGTGCTCTCGGGAGAGGGAAAGGGAACGAGCACGACCACCGCGCGGAACGCCGTGGTGATCCAGTTGACCAGCGGCCCGGGCACGGACAGCTTCGACGAGGCCGGATCGAAACCGGCCAAACCGAAGATCACGATCGAAATGGGGAGTACGACCACCAAGGTCAAAGGGATCCAGTACAAGAACACCGACACCGGAGAAAAGATCGTGGTCACCCGCACCGACTCGTCCTGGTTTCAGGCAGACCAGATCATCATCGACTGCCTCCTCAAAAAGGTGACCGAGGATATCGCATCCGACCATTTCACCGAGGGGAAGTTCTACGGCGTGTTCCCGCGGTTCGCGATCGGCACGAACAACGTCGAGATCACCGGCGGCGGCATCGTGAACCAGTCGACGAGCGACACGGTGACCGGCGACTCGACCACCGGCGACACGCTTGACGCGACCACCAAACGCAAGGCGCAGAGCTTCATCGTCCCCTACACCGATGCGACGTTCAAAGGGATCACGCTCATGCTGGAGAAAACCGGAACGCCGGGCAACATGACGGTGCGGATCGAGACCGACAACGCGGGCAAACCGTCGGGCACGCTTGCGGACGCGAACGCCACCTTTACGATCACGGCGGTGAGCGTCACCTCGAAGGCGTACTACACGAAATACTCGACCAACCTATGGACGCTTTCAGGGAACACGCGGTACTGGATCGTGATCAGTGCGGCCGCGACCCTGAACGGCAGCAACTACTACACCGTCTACGGCGTGGTCGCGGACAAAGGACTTGACTATCAGAACGGAAAAGCCATGACCTCCGCCGACAGCGGCGGCACCTACGCTGACTGGTCGGATCCGGACTTCGTCTTCAGGATCAGGTACGGCGGCGAGCCGGACACTTTTTCGGTGAAGCACACGGTGGTCTACACGAAAACGTACCTATAACCGCATGGCGATCAAGAAAAAAACAGTCGCCGTCATCGTGTCATCGACAGCCGGGACGTACCTCAAAACCTGGGCGAATTTCGAGTTCGTCGGTTTCGACAAGGAGTTGAACGCGGGCGTCGGCGAGTGCGTGCTCAAAACGGATGCCGTGTTCGACTACGGAGGAATTGACCTCAAGGTGGGGAATCGCGTCGAGATCAGGGTGTGCGACGCCGACACGCTCGCGGCGCAGGCGCTGGGGACCAACGACGCCGGCGCGCGCATGATCTATAACGGCTACATTTCGATGATCGAGCGCGAGGTCATCGGCGCGAAAGAACAGGTGACCATACGGTGCCTCGGGTTCTACACGCAGCTCGCCACCGATATCCTCAAGAGCGGATCACAGACCACGCTCTATTCCTACGCGTCCGGGCTTACGGTCACCGCCGGATCGATCGCGGCATGCGACGTCGGCAAACTCGTGCGCGCCGTGCTTGACCGATACATCGCGGAGAACACGAGCCCGCAGATATCGTACGACTCGACACAGATCCCGGACACCGGCACCACGGCCACCTACGCGTTCGAGCAGAAGACGTACCGGGAGGCGCTGGACATACTCAAAAAAATGGCGCCCGCGGGAACGTACTACTACGTCGACGAGACCGGCGCGGTGAAGTTCAAACCGACGCCGACCACCCCGACCCACCAGTTCGTCTTCGGACGGCATTTCACGAGCGTGCGGGTCGAGGAGTCCATGGAAAAGGTGCGGAACTTCCTCCTGGTCTGGAACGGCGAGACCGGCGGCAGCGTGGTCTATAAGCACTACCAGGACGACGGATCGATCGCGCAGTACGGACGCCGTGGAGATACGATGAACGACTACGGCATCGACAACGTGAACGCGGCCGACCTCATCGGCACGAAGTTCCTCGCCGAGAACAAGGATCCGGAGATCAAAGTGATCTGCACGATTTTCGACAACAACAACGTACAGGGACAGGGGTACGATATCGAGTCGATCCAGCCGGGAGACACCTGTTCGTTCTACGGGTTCTCGTCCGAACTCTCACAGGTGTTCCGCGACAACATGCTGATCACCAAAGTGAAGTACACGCTCGACTCGGTCGAGATCGAGGTGCAGCTCATGAACGCAGGACTCGTGGACATACAGGCGGACCAGACGCGCAGGATCGACGACATCCAGAGCGGCGGGTTGAGCGTGCCCGAAACCTATACTTGATATGGTGGCATCGCTTCTCACTACATCGAACATCGTCTTCGTCCTCGGAATCGCCGGGGTGGTGTTCGCCGTGTTCCGATACTTCAAGGATCCGCAGACCGCCGCCGATAAAAAGGACGCGCTCTTCGCGCAGCAGATCAAGTTCGAGCGCGAAGCGACCGAGCGGCGGTTTTCGGAGATACAGAACAGCTTCGAGAGTCTGCTCACGCAGAGCCAGAACCACATCCACACCATCGACGTGAAAGTGGAGACGCTCGACGGATCGGTTTCGGAAATGGGCAGGCAGTTGACCCGGCTTGCCACCATCATCGACGAACGCATACCCAAAAAAGGCGGGTAGTGCTATAATTCCGGTACTATGTTTCCATTCCTCAAGTTCTTCACGAACCGGGGGGCGGGCGGCAGGGGCGGGGCGATCGCCGACCCTATACTTCCGGGTGTACCCTGCGAAGACCAGATCGCCGGCGGCGACCTCACGAACCGGCCGGCGCGATACGTCGAGCTGCGGGACCGCATGCCGAAACCCGGCGTGCAGCGCAACTACGACTGCGTCGGCTGGGCGGGTTCGTACCTCAAGGAGTTCATGGAGCGCGAGGAGACCAACTCCACGCCCGACCTCTCGGGACTTTTCATTTACAAAAAAGCGAAAGAGAGCGACGGGTTCAGCGGACGCGGCACGCTGGTGTCCATGGCCACGTACATCCCGGAGAAGTTCGGCGTGGCGATCGAGGAGGAGTACCCCGAGGTTTCCGTGCCGGCCGATCCGGTCGGGATCCCGGAGGTGAGCGCAGCGGTCGCCGCGCACGCGCTCAAGTTCAAGAGCGCGTCGTCGGTCATGGTGGAGCGCGGCAGCCAGGACACCTTCGAGGGGATCAAGGCGGCGCTCTGGAAGTGGAAGCGGCCGATCATCGTGGCGGCCGACTGGTACGAGAACAGTTCGCCCGACAAGAACGGCGTGCTGCCGCTTCCGAACGCGCACTTCATCTACGGACACTGCACCGCGGTGGTCGGCTACGACGACGCGATCGGGCTGCTCTTCATCAACAGCTATGGCGAGTACTGGGGCGACCGGGGTTTCGGCTGGTACCCGCACGGCTTCCCGGTCTACGCGACCGCGTGGACGGGGATAGATCTGCCGGATAACTGGCAGGCCACGCAGCCGACGCCGAACGCGCCGACCACTCCCGCCACGCCGACGCCGCATCCGCGCGATCTGCTTTCGGAGCAGCGGAACGCGCTCAAACTCCACGACGCGATCTACGCCAAGTTCGCGCCGACCGACGTGGCGCGTCCGTACGCCGGCAAGAACTGGTACATGCTCGTGGAGGCGCTCACCTACCTCGGATATTCGACCACCGACCTGATCAACTGGCTCTATGCGAAGACGCACAATAACCAGACGATCTGGGATCTGTCGAAACCGCGGCCGCACCAGACCTGATCATTCTTCACCCGAACCTATACGAATCCAACTATGAACTTCATCAAAGCGTTGTGGATCAAGATACCCGAATGGTGGCGGCTCGAGATCAAGAGCGCGGTGCATACGTTCGTCTCGGCGTTCATCCTCACGGTCGGCATCGAGCTGTGGAGTCACCACGCCGAGCCGGTGACCGTGAACATCGTGGTGGCGGTGGTCGCCGCGGCGCTGCGGTCGGGCTGGAAGGCCGGAGCAGGCGCGCTCTGGGCATGGATCGACACGCAGATCATCGTCTGGAAAAACAGTTAGCGAGCAGGGAGCGCGCGGACGTGCTATCCTTCAAGTGCGTCGGCTGGAGTTTCCGCAGATTTTTGCGGAGTCAAGGTTCGCCTTGATAGGTGTTCTTCGGCAGGCGCGTGCGAGACCCTCCTTTCGCGACAAAGGATCCCTTCGGGGATCTTTTGTTTTTCGCTGAAGGTTGACAAAAATTGTTTTTTCTGGTATACTGTTTTCGTAGTGGCAGCTGTCGCTGTGCTACGGCTTGAAAATCTGCAAGCAGAAAGGAGCGTGATACGCATGACGCAAAAAGAGCTGAAAACTCTTATCGGCCTTCTCAAACTGTTCATGGCCAACGCATCCGGTAACTACACCGAGTCCGTCGGCCGCGTGATAGATCTGGTCAATCGAGAGATCGACTGGAAGATCAATTAGACGAGCAGGGAAGCGCTCGGAAAAGTTTTCTCGAAAATATAACAGCTGTCGAGGCAGCGTGATCAGGTGCGACAGCCCTGATCGTGCGCCCAAAACAAGAAGCTCGCCGTAAGGCGGGTTTTTTGTTTTCAGGTCGATTTTATAAATGCTGGTTTCCGGCATTTAGTAAATGCTGGTTTCCGGCATTTATCGCGATTTTATAAATGCTGGTTTCCGGCATTTATCCTTCATATATACAAGAGACTACTTATATAGGGGACAGAGAGTACCCTGCAGGGGGGCGCTTCGCGCCCCGGGTCTGGTGTGCACAACATCCTTGATGGAGTGATTATGTAGGAGTATAATAGGTGTAGAGGTGGGGATAAAGGTCGAGGACGTTTTTACTCACTAAAAAACACCTATGGACTGGAGGGGAAAAATAAAATACCGGACGTTCAAAAACAAACGGAGAGGAACGACGTTCGTGGACTGGGTGCTGTGGATCGGCGGGGTAGCGGTCATCATGAGCGCGATCTGGTATTTCGGAAACGCCGACAAAGTACGAGCGGAACCGATCGAGCAGATCCGGACGGCCGCGATCGAGGAGGCATGGGAGGCGCCGGATCCGTGCGGACTCACGGACGTGCTCTGTGGGGACGAGATCACGCTCGACGCGATCGCGGTCTGTGAGAGCAACCGGAATTACGAAGCGCAGAACCCGCACTCGAGCGCGTACGGCAAATACCAGATACTCGCGTCGACCTGGCGCGAAGCGGCGCGGGCGACCGGCGCGACGGACCGGACTGATCACGCGGATCAGGAGACGAACGCGGCATGGCTCTTGGCGACCAAGGGAACGACGCCGTGGAACGCATCGAAGAAGTGCTGGGGAGAGAGGATCTAATCAAAGTGTCACGGAGAATATGACGCCGCGACACGCCGAAAGGCTAACCAAAAAATACTATAAACCTCAACTGTGCCCACCTTATCGGGAGGGTGACGCGGGATCCGGAAACCAAAGCGCTGCCGAGCGGCGCGACGGTCTCGAAGTTCGGACTCGCCACCAACCACGTGTTCGTCACCAAGGCGGGGGAGAAAAAAGAGACGGCGCAATTCCACAACTGCGTCGCGTTCGGGAAGACCGCCGAGACCATCGGCAAGTACGTGACCAAAGGGCAGGAGCTGTACGTGCAGGGTCGGATCGAATATCGCGAGTGGGATAAAAAAGAGGGAGGCAAAGGATACGCGACCGAGATACTGGTGGACTCGTTCCAGTTCGGCGCGAAGCCGAAAGGAGCGGCCGGACCGGACGGGACGTTCGCGAAGCCGAGCTATGCGGCAAAGGAGCCGGACGCGCCGGCGAACCCGGACGACGAGATCAAGATCGAGGATATCCAGTTCTGATATGTTCAGACGCAATCGAGGAGCGCGCGGGAAGCGGGTGCAGTCCAAGACGTCGATGAACCAGTGCGCGAATGACGACTGTTACCACGACCGGACTCATGGATCCAAGTTCTGCACCGAGTGCAGCGCGAAACACAAGAAGACCTAACCATTTATTTTACGACCATGCCAAAAGCAAAAAAGGTGAAGAAGAACGTGAACGAAGAAGTCGGAGCCGAACGGAAAGAGAGGCCGTTCCTCGACGTGATCGCCGGCGAGGTTCGCGCGGTAGCCGAACGGTTCAAGCTCACGCCGGAACAGTCGGACGCACTCCGCGAGTTCGTGGCGACCACTGCGATGCGCGCCTGGCGGAACGGACGGAACATCGGCTGGCTCCGCGCCAAAGAAGGACAGACATCCGGCGGCACGAAGGGATAAAAATATATGCTGTCGATGAAAGAGACCGCGGTGCTTGAGGCGGTCCGGCCGCACACGAAGAAGAAACAGATCCTCGGACACGAGATCATCACGAAACTGCTGGCCGGCTTCGACAAGGTCGCGAGCGGACAAGAATTGCGCGAGATCATCAACAACCTGCGGGTGGACGGTTGGCCGATCTGCGCCGACGGCGAGGGGTACTGGTACGCGCGCACGGCGACCGAGCTCACCGAGTTCATCGGATCGCTCGAAGGCAGAGCGCGCAAGATACTGTTCGCCGTGGCCGGCATGAAACGCGCGGGGTACGAACGGATCGAGGGAGAGCGGACAAGCGACCCGCTGCTATGATCACCGTATGGCAAAAGGTCAAGGCGGAAGGGCTCGCCGGAACGCGTAGCGAGAGTTCATGGAGTCCGGCCGAAAACAACCACAACTGCTGCGGATCCCGGACATGGTGGAGGCATCGCAATGGGTGCCCGCGGGCGACCGGAGACGGTCGACTTCCGCCCGACGCCTGATATACCGGGCGCCGAGGCAATAGGAGGGCGCAGGAGAGGGGTAAGACCCGAAAAGGTATCCGAGGAGGGGTGCGGCTCCAAAACGCGCGTAGACGCAAAAGACCGAACCACAGGGGTATCTGATAACCGACCAAGACTATGCCAAACGTAGAAAAGGATCACGAGAAGGGGGCGACCCACTACGCCTGTAAGTTCATGATGAACCGAGATGGCGGCAACGCGCGGTGCTGCGGGTGCATGGGTCACGATTACGAAGGTGAGAAAAAATACCAGGACAAGATGATGCGCGCGGATCGGACCAAGTAGGATCCGGACCGGGCGCCCATTTTCTGGGGTGTTCGGACGGACGCGCTATCCGGCTCTCGAAGTCGGCCGACAAGGACATGGCTCGCTCAATAACGGCATCCTGGAAAACAGAATGGGAAAAACACGGAGGGCTAAAAAACCTAAAAATACCTTATGGAACTGAAGACGATCAAAGTCGCCGACGCGAAGCAGTCTGCGACCAACACGAAAGGACGGACGGAAGGCAAAGAGTTCGACGAGCTCGTAGCGAGCATCAAAGAAACCGGCGTGCTCACGCCGGTGCTCGTGCGCGCGATACATCCGGCAGTCGGATCGATGAAGTGGGAGGTGATCGCGGGGAACCGTCGGCTCGCGGCCGCGAAGTCGGCAGGGCTCAAAGAGATATCGGCGCAGGTGGTCGAGATGAACGACATCGAGGCGCGTGAAGCGCAGATCGTAGAGAACCTGCACCGGCAGGACATCCACCCGATCGACGAAGGCGAGCTGTACCGGAAACTGATCGAGGAGTCGAAATACGATATCGCGAACGTGGCGGCGAAGGTCGCCAAGAGCGACACGTACGTGAAGCAGCGGCTGTTCCTCACTAACCTCGGGAAGCAGGCCGCGGACGCATACCGGACCAGCAAGATCATCGACGGGATCGCCGTACTGATCGCCAAACTCTCGGATAGCGACCAGTCGATAGCGCTCTCTCGGGCGGTCGACGGATACAATCCCGCGACCGTGAAGGAACTCAAGGCGTGGATCGAGATCAATATCTACTCGCCGCTCGAGCGGCAGCCGTGGTTGAAATCAGCCGAGACCATGAAGGCGGTCGGCAAATGCGTGGAGTGCGAACCGACTCGCGCGTCTCTGTTCGGCGACGTAAAGGAGGGAGCATGCACGGACATGAAATGCTGGAAGCGGAAAATGGACGCGTACCTCGCGGACCGGATCAAGACGGAAAAATTGAAAGCGGTCTCGAGCGAATACGGCGAGGGAGCGAAGGGAACGATCAGCCGGAGTGAGTACACGCTGGTCGCCAAAAAAGGAAAGGACCGATGCAAGAACGTGATCGGCGCGATCATCGCGGTCGGATCCGATCAGGGGCAGACGGTGGATATCTGCATCGACAAGAAGTGCGAGGTGCACGGCACCATGAAATCAGAGTACGGACTGACGCCGGGAGAGCAGGAGAACCGCCGTCTCGAGCGCAAGGCACAGATCAAAGCGGCCAAGAAGGCCGAAGCGTCGCGGGAAAATAAACTCGCGGCGGCGCTGGCTAACGTGAAATGGCCGATGGGCGAAAAGCAACTGGACGCCGCGCTCGCGCTCATGCTCGAGCAGACCGGCGCTAACGCGTTCCGCACCGTAGCGAAGCGTCACGCGCTGGAGGTCAAGAAGCAGAAGAACGACTGGGGATCAGAGACGCGGGACTATCGCGGAGCGGTGCATAAAATGGCCGACGGTTTCGGCAAGGTCGAGAAAGCGCGGCTCATGTTCGAACTGATGATCGACACCGGGTACGGATCGCTGCGTGAAGCGATCAAGGAGCTGTAGGGTATGTCGCGAGTTCGGGAAATTGGACTTTCCAGTCTACTATTACTGTGTAGTGTTCTTACACCCCCGGGGTGATAGAAAAAATACACAGTAAGGATACTTGGAAGAAGACTCAAGGCAGGCGAAGTCGTCCACCATATAAATGAAAATAAGCATGATAACCGACCCGAAAATCTATCCGTCATTACAAGAGCAGATCACGCCAAAGTACACTGGCATGGAGATGAAAAAAGTGTTCGGCCTCTTCGATCACCAGGTTGAAGGGATCAAGTTCTTGATCGACAAAAAGAGAGTGATACTCGCCGACCCCATGGGGATAGGCAAAACACTTCAGGCGATCGTGGCGAACGGTGAAGGTTCTGGAGACGGAGCACTGATCGTCTGTCCGGCATCGCTCAAGATCAACTGGAAGCGCGAAATATTGCATGCCTATCCGGAGGCGTTCGTGCAAATCGTGAGTACGGGAGAAGAAGCGCTGACACAGGTGACAGGGATCCACCAGAGTGAGCGCGGTCTGTACATGAACTCAAAGCGGCCATGGTTCATCATCAATTACGACATCCTCGAAAAGATGCTGCCGTGGATCGAGGGAGTGGTCGGGACCGGCATCGTTGGGACACTTATACTCGACGAGGCGCACTACATCAAAGGCAAGAGCATCCGGGCGACGTGTATCGTCGGCGGCAAGGTGAAACGCAAGGACGGCACGGTCGCGAAGTTCGAGGGGATCGCGCCGAAGATGAAGCAGGTCTATGCGCTCACGGGGACGCCGCTCATGAACCGACCGATCGAAATGTTCAACTTGCTGCGCGCGATCGGGCACCCGCTCGGGAGGGTGCGCACCCATTTCGCGCGGCGGTACTGCGGTGCGTACTTGAAGACGATCATCCGGCGGTATGGCCCGCCGATCCGGTTCCTCGACGAGAGCGGCGCGACGAACCTCGACGAGCTGCGCGAGGTACTGAAGACCGCGATGATCCGGCGGAAGAAAAAGGACGTGCTCGACTTGCCGCCGAAGATCGTGAGCGTCATGGAACACGTCATGGATTCGGAATGGAGCACGCGATACGAAACGGCCTGGGACAACTACCTCGCGTTCGTCGAAGCGAACCCGATACCAGAGAGGAGCATCGACAACATCATCATGGCGCGGCACCTCGTGGAGATCCAGAAGTTGAAGCAAGTGTGCTCACAGGCCAAGGTGTCGCGGATCGTCTCGGATATCAGAAACGCGGCCGAGCAGGACGAGAAGGTGATCGTGTTCAGCCAGTACACCGAGACGATAAAACAGATCGCCGCGGGACTCGGTAAGGGCGAGAAGGGGCGCGATCCGATCGGGTGCGTGACGCTCACGGGAGCGGACGACATGAATGAACGGCAACTCGCGGTCGACCGCTTCCAGAGAGACCCGAACGTGCGCGTGTTCATTGCGAATATCAAAGCAGGCGGGGTGGGGATCACGCTCACCGAGGCGTCGATCGTCATGTTCGCGGATATGGACTGGTCGCCCGAGATCCACAACCAGGCCGAGGACCGCGCGCATCGGATCGGGCAGGCCGGAACGGTGAACGTCTACTACTACGTCGTGCCGGATACGATAGAGGAGGACGTGATCGACATACTGAACTACAAGCGGGACGTAATGGATCGGGTGCTCGAGGGCAAGGATATTTCGAGCGAGAGCGCGCAGCGGGTTTTCCTCGAGCGGATCAGTAAAAAAATTACCAACAGGGCGAATTGAAACTCTATTTTATCGGAGTATAATATAGGTATGATTGTGGATAACTCAAAACGAGAGAAAAACAGGGAGGCACAGCATGCGTTCCACGAGCGCATGCGGCTCGCGGGTATCAAGCACTATGGGAGCGTCTGCATAAAGTGCGGCGATACCAGGGACGAGGTGCTGATCGTTTCGGCGACCGACGATGCGACCAAAAAGCGCAACTCGATCCAGTTCTACTACTGGCTGAAGCGCCGCGGATATCCGGAGGGGTACGCGGTGTTCTGCCGGAACTGCCGAGCGCGCGTGTCCCGGGCATGACGTAAAAAGGCCAAAGGTCGAGACAACCTAAATCACGAAAAACACCTATCGAATTATGCAAAAGAAAAAAGAGGACACGGCGGATCAGTTCGCCCTCGTCCAGCAGAAGGCCGTGAGCATGGAGGAAATGCTCGAGGAGTTCCAAGTCGAGAGCGACGAAGATCTGGAGGCCGCATCGGACCGGATCAAACAGGTGAAGACGCTCCAGAAGTTCATCGAAAGCGAAAAGGACAAGTTCGTCGCGCCGGCCAAGGCGATCATCGCGGAGGCGCGGGAAAAGTACGACCCCTACATCAAGAAGTGCCAGAACGCCGAGGAGGTTCTGAAATTGCGGGCGAAGAAGTACATGATCGCGGCTGATGAAAAACGTCGCGCGAGTGAGGCCAAGATCGCCGCGCAAGTCGAGAGCGGCAAGATCAAACCGGAGACGGCGATCAAGAAAATGGAGACGTTGCCGGAGGCGCAGAAGACGGTCAGGACAGACCAAGGTTCAGCCCTTCGAATGTCGAAACGGAAAGTCGCGCGGATCACCGACGCCGCGCTCGTGCCGGATCGGTACTGGGTGATCGACGAGGTGCTGGTGCGTAAGGTCGCGCTCGCACTCGACAAGTTCGGGCAGGAAATGATCCCCGGCGTTATAGTTGAGGAGGAGACGGACTTAGCATCATTCTAAACGGAGGCATCATGAAAACACCTATGAAGAAGAAACTCGAAAAAATCGAGGAGGCGCCCGCGTCTGAAAAAAAGGAAATGGCGGCGGTCGCCGCGGTCATCGAGCGGACGGACATCGCGCCGGCCGACGCGTTCGGCAAGCTCACGCGCGCGCAGATCGAACTTATCAAGCGCACGGTGGCCAAAGATGCGAGCGACGACGAACTGCGGCTGTTCATCCAGGTATGCAAAGGAGCGCGGCTCAATCCGTTCATGCGGCAGGCGCACCTCGTGCCGTTCTGGGACAGCCGCGCGGGAGTCGAGCGGCGTTCGATCATCGTCGGGATCGACGGACTGCGCGCGGTCGCCGAGAACGGCGGCAAGTACGCGGGGAACGATGATCCGATATTCGCCGGCGAGAAGGTCGCGCAGATCAAGGTGAAGGCAGGCGGCAAGGAGGAGGAGCGCGGACTCGCGCACCCCGAAATGGCCACCGTCTCGGTCTACAAAGTCGTGGACGGGCAGCGGTACGCGTTCACGGCGACGGCTCGGTGGAACGAGTACTACCCGGGCGAGCGTAAGGGCGGACAATGGCACATCCGGCCGTTCCTCATGCTCGGGAAATGCGCCGAGGCGCTCGCGCTTCGAAAGGCGTTCCCGACACTCATGAGCGGGATTTACGTGCAGGAGGAAATGGACCGCGCGATGAGCGCGGACGGCGATGAACAGAAAAACAAAAAGGCATACGACACGCTGATCAAGGCGATCGAGAAGTGCGACGTGGCGCAGCTCGAGAGCTACCGGGAAAAGATGAGCAAGTCGGACAAGTACGACGACGAACAAAAGGTCGAGTTCGCCAAGAAGGTCGACTCGAGGATCGCGGAGATCAAGGCGGCGACGGTGAAGCTGCCCGAGACGACCTCGACGCCGGCGGCATAGGTATGCGACCGCGTCACTACCTTTCATGGTCATCAATGGATCTGTTCGAGCGCAGCATCGAGCGCTGGAAGCAGGTCTACCTGAAGGACCACAAGATGCCGGTGAACCGCGGCATGGCGTTCGGCCGGGGTATGGCCGAGGGGCTCGAGCATGGGGAAGCGACCGGCGACCCCGTGCTCGACCTCGTCATGGAGCGGATCCCGCGCTTCGAGATCATGGACAAGCCGCTTGAAGCAGAACTGAAGACCGGGCGCGGGCAGCGGCCGATACCGCTTTTGGCCAAGCCGGACACGATGCGCGCGGATATGAGCGCGTTCAAGGAGTACAAGACCGGGCAGGAACCGTGGTCGAAGCACAAGGTGGACGGGTTCGGGCAGATCACCTTCTACGCGATCGCCATGTTCTGCCGGACCGGGAAGATCCCGCACGACATCGAACTCGTGCACGTCGAGACGACCAAGGGCGAGTACGGACGGATCGAAGCGACCGGGACGATCCACCGATACATGACCGTGCGGAACATGAGCCAGATCCTGAACTTCATGGTGCGCATGAAGCGCGTCTGGGAGGGGATCGCAAAGGTGACCGAGGAGGAGCTGCTATGAGACCGATACCTAAAAAGCTGCGCGCGCGGATCGCGGCGGATCCGGGAATGAGAAGGTGCATACACATGAACGAAGACTGCAACGGTGCGCACCTTTTGGGCGCCGTCGAATGGGAGCATGCGTTCATGTACGCCGGTAAGCAGGTGAACGAATGGTGGGCGATCGTGCCGGTGTGCTATCACCACCACCGCGGCGGCGGACTGGATAAGGAGTTCAACCGCTACAAGGCGCTCGTGCGCATGGACGAGGAGGATCTGCGGGAGGCGAAGAAAAAATACCCACGCGTCGACTGGGCGAGCGAGCGCAGTCGGCTCATAAGAAAATACTCATGAAACCACCAGAGAAAAAGGCGACGAAGTTCAAGAAGTGCCCGAAGTGCGCGACGCAGACGCTGTTCGCGATCTGCGAGAAGTGCGGGGCATACGTCGGGCTCGCGAAGGTGAAGAAGGCGGAGTGATACTGGATTATGTGGTACTGCAATTTTTGCCAAGGACCGATGAGTCATTATGAAGACGGTACCCAGTACTGTGCTGAGTGTATAGTGACGTTGCGAGGTGAAAAAACACCAATCAATAAAGAGACCAGAGCAGGATACAATCTTGGTTTTGAGGAGGGTAAAAAGTTCGCCGAGCATCAGG